GACATAATTGGATCAGGCAGTGATTGATTACTTAAATTTTTTAATGCAGTAGAAGACATTCTACTTGCTGTATATTCAAAATCAGAAAGTTTCATAATTCCAACATCTGGTATATCGTAAGTTTTTCCCATTAAATTAATCCTTTATAATATTTTCTGTAAGATGGATTAGATAGTTCTACACCACCATAACTTCCTTTGATTGATCTACCAAAGTATGGAGTGGTTGTTCCTCCTGGTCCACCGCTTGCTTTTTTTGTTCTTTTCACAAATGTTTTTACATTTGTTGGTTTACCACCAACGCCTTGAGCTACTGCTCTCTTTCTTTTTACCGCTGAACGTCTTTGTCCTTCTGACATGCTTCTTGCTTTTGCAAGTGGGACACATTTTGGATATTTACGTTTTGCGTCTGCTTTTTGTTTTGATCTTCCACATTTTGCAAAAGATCCATCTTTTTTCTTTGAGCCAATATCGACCCATTTTTGTTTGAACCATTTATCAAGACCATTTTTAGCCATGGCTCTAAAAAACCTTTGTTACTTTTCTTCTATTCGACATCACTTTTCCGCAACCGGTTGCAATGCCTCCTCTTTTTAATCCTTGTCTTCTTAATCTTTCTGTTGCTTCCATTAATCCACCACCAGCTTTATAAACTCTACCACCTTCTTCAAATCGTTTTGGTCTCTTTCCAGATCCAGCTTTATTAATTTGTTTTAATTTATCTGATCCACGCATATCACGTCTAGGCTTAAACTTTGTTGTATTACGTAAAGCAGATCCAGCTTTATTCATTCTATTTACTTTTTCTTTTCTTTCAGAAACTTTTTGTCTAGATCTCTCTCCGTATCTAGCTCTTTCTCTTAATGGACCATCACCTGCTCTACCACCTTCTGCAGAAGGTTTACGTCCTTTAAAATCTTTTCTCTTTACACCAGATGGATCTTTAATTTTACCTGCACAAATTTTGCTGGCGTAGGCATTCGCATATGCACTAGGATAAACAGAAAATTTTCTCTTCGCTGCGGCCTTACCTCTTGGACACAGTTTAGTCATTATTGTTTACTCGCTTTATCTTTGCACTCACAATCGTGATCACAAACACATGGTGTAATACCAAACAGCTTGCAAAAGATTTCGCAAATTTTGTTTTTAATTTTTCGTAACATTATTTTTTACCTTTTTTCTTCTCTAAAAATTTTCTAAGACCTTCGTTTAATTTACTAACGCCTTTTTTCATCCCTGCTTTTTCTTTTTTGTTAGCCTTCATCATTGGATTTTTTTTCATACTTTTAGCTGCAGATTTCATAGACTCTGTTCTATTGTTATCTTTGTCTAAATCTAAAAAGTCAGGTTTTGATCCTTTTTTTAACATTGGCCTTTTTTTCATCATCATGCCGCCGCCCATTTTTTTAACACGTCCACCTTTCATATAACCTTTTGGTGATACCTGTTTATTGTATAGTCTGTTTACCATTATTTTTTCCCTCCATTTCGGAATATTTGTGTACCCTTTATACCATATATACTTGCCACTACAAGTATCCATAAATTCGTGAACCAACTAGGAAGTTCAGAAAACATTTTGAAAAACAATTTTACTTTATCCATCGCAGTTGGGTCATCTGATACGACTGCCCAAGCTAAAATTGCGACGGGCAAACTTAAAATTATCAAAACTGCCTCGTCTTTCCAATCCGATTGACGGGCCTCTAATAATTTACCCTGGTAAGCCTCCTCACCACGCGCTTGTCGCTCTGCATGTAATAATTGTGCTTCAGACATAGCCATTTTAGCTTTTTGTCTATTTGCATAAATTTTACCGCCAGCATTTAGGGCTAATTTAACAGCACTTAACCACATAATTAAAACGCTTTTGATTTTCTTCTTTTTTCTGGAAGCACTGCGCCTTGTCCTTGAACTTCTAGCTCAGGTCCACCAGTAGCAATTTGATTATAAGCGCCGTTGTAAGTTGTTTTTGAACGTGGATCGATCTGAATCTCTTGTTCACCAACTTTGGCTTCTTTAATCTTATTTTCTTTTTCCATTTTTGCTCCTTTTTTGTTTCACGCCTGCTTCTCGCAAAGCAATAGCGATCGCTTGTTTTCTATTTTTAACTTTTTTATCAGATTTTCCAATAGAAAGCTTCTTTTTTTTAAATTCTCTCATCACTTTTGCAATTTTTCGGTCTTGTTTTTTAGTTTGAGTCATTGTCACCTCTAACAATAGCAATATTACCCATCATATCCTCTGCTTTTGGTAATGTTTTAGACAAAATGGTCTTTTCAATTGATGTATTAGCTCTTAATTTTGCTAATTCTTCGTTTTGTTTTAGTTTTTCGTCTTGATTTTCTTGGTTCATCATTGCTCTCATCTTATCAAGATCAATTCTCTCATTTCCCTCACGTTCTTTTCTCTCATTTTCCATTGCTCTAAGGTCTAATTCTCTAGATCTTAGTTTTGCAATAGGATCATTGTCAAACTGTGAGGTAATTTTCTTCTCTTCACTTAAAAACTCTTCCATAGATTCAGCAATGAGTTGTGCTTTTCTTGCTTCAATTTTTTGCGACATCATTCTTGCCTGCATTTGCATTTGTGGATTCTGCTGCATCGCTGCAACTGTTCTTAATTCTTGTGCAAACTCAAGTTCAACTTGTTCTTGAGCCATTAAACTGATGTGTTCAAAAATATTTTTTTCTAACGCCGCCATCACCGGTGGATTATTTCTTGCTATGTTTGTTGCCATGAAAGACAAGTGCGCTTGAATGTGTGATCTATGATCTTGCCCTGGAAACGCTTGGAACGGTCGCCCTGCAAGAGCATTAATATGCTCTAATGCAGGGTCCATTGGTTGTGGGGGTTGTGGTCGAATTAATATTTGATCAACGTCTTTTACACCGATTGCTTCATACATGTTTCGGTACGCTTGATATAAATTATGTATCTGTGGATTGGACATTGCCAATTGCAATTCCGTCTGCGCAAGGGAGATACGCTGTGTCTGAGAGAATATATTTGGATCTGCAACTGGCAATATATCTACTCTGTCATCAAAATCAGACTGTTTGATGAGACGTTGTCCTCCGACAACATCATAGGGGTATTCTTGGGGTAGATAAAGCTTAAAAACTCTTGATAATAATTTAAATTCTTTTTTGAGTGCTGCGTAAATTCTTTTGTGAATTGCAGACATCGTTCTGCTCCCTCTTTCTAAAAGCGCAACTGTCGTTCCCACTGCAGCGCCTTGATTCCCATCACCTATCTGCAAGTCCGCTATAGATGCAAAGCGTTGACCTGCTTGTACAACGACACCCAATAAATTTAAAAGAGTTTGAGATGGCTCTTTAAATGGTAGAGTCATAAACGCATCTCTAATATTTCCACCTGGAGCATCTACATCTCTAAACTCTCCTGGTTGAATAGACTGTGCGTCATCTCGAATTCGGATACCTCTTTGTTTAAAACCTGCTGGTAAGTTTGATAATGTTCCAGCATCTAAGAGTTGTCGTAAAGCAGCTGTGGCTGTTCTAGATAATCCACCGATCATGTGAATTAAACCAAAACCATAAAAGCCAAGGCCGGGTAAAAATTTAAAATGCACAAAGTAGGAAATTTTTTTCTTTAATGGATCTCCTGCTTCATAGTTTCTTCGAATAGATAAAACTCTTCTTGATCCTTCATCCATGGTTACAATATATGGAATCTTAATACCTGTTGGTTCACCGTTTGTGTCAACGTCTTCAAAACCTTCTAAATCTAAATTAACATGACACTCAAGTAATGTGAAAACATCTTCGTCTCTTCCTGATTTTGAAGTGCCTTCAAGTTCGAGTTCTTTTTTCTCTAAATCTGTTAAATTATTTTGACCAGGCTTAATATCAATGTCTCTGTAAAAACCAGCCACTTGTTGTTTTCTTAATTCGTTTTCAGAAATTTTTACTTTATGAATAATTGCTTCGGCATCATCTAAACTGGTTGCAGTATACGGTACAATAAGTTCTTCTGCTGGAACAAACTTAGATACCGCTCTTTGCATCATGTCATCGTAATAAACTTTTTTAAATGCAGAACCTGCAAGAGGTAAATAAAATAACATCTGGTCAAAGTCAGGTTCATACTCCATCATCTGATCCATGATTTGATAATTCATGAAATCTTTCACACGATTAGCCTGTTGTGTTTTTTCTGGAGTTTGTAATCCTACCACTTGCGTTCGAACAGGTCCATT